GTTCCGTCTGGTTTGAGGTAGTACCAGCCTGTTCCGTCCGCTGACTGGATAAAAGCATTTGATACCATAGCACCTTCTTTAGCGTCTAAGTAGTACCAAGTGTCCTTGTACTTGACCCAACCTGTTTGCATAGCACCTTCTACGTCGAAATAGTACCACTTGTCAGCGATTTTCTTCCAGCCTGTGGCCATTTCGCCTGATTGGTCAAAGTAGTACCAATTACCGTCTGTGTGCTTCTTCCAGCGGTCTGCAAGCATATAGCCTGAGCCATCGAAATAATACCAGGTACCGTTGATTTTCTCAAACTTATCTTTTGGATAAGAGCCGTCTGAGTGTACGTACCAGTAGCCAGTGCCATTTTTCTGCCAGCCTGTTGCAGCGCTCAAGCCGTTTTCGATGTCTTGCTTAAACTGTTCACGGCTAATGCCCCAACTTGCAAGATATGGATATGGATCCACATGGTCTGAGTGGTTGTTTGGTTGGTTATTGGTACAGTATTCATGCGTCTTGATACCTGCCAAGTCGTCTGTATCAAGAGTCTTCGGCAAGCCTGCTTCGTCCGCTAGATTGCGTAGCAATTCGATATAAAGGCGATAGTCAGCCATAAACTCTTCTTTAGTTGAATGGCTTTCAATCAGTTCAACCGCTGCGTAACTCTCAGCATTCCAACCGCCCCCAACATCCCAACTTCCGTTGTTCACAGGACCTACTTGCATGACACGGCCGTTTCCGACAACATGTGAAAAGAACCCTAGTTCAGGGTCCTTTCTATAGTGGTAATCAGCTTCATTTTGAGCGGTTGAGTTACGGTTGCCTGTTGAGTGAGCATGTACTTGTCGATAAGGCTGCACCCCAACCTGTGGCAAGCCTGTACGTAGTCTGTTTCTATCGATATCCATTCCCTATCGTCCTTTCCATGCGTCATTCATCTGCTTCACTGCTGACTCTACGAAGGTGTCTAAGTCTTTGTCAGTCATACTGATATTATATTTGGTCAGCTCAGCACGAATTTTAGCGCGGGCCTGTGCCAGTTTTTCATCTCCCTTGTAGCCAGTTTCAGCAGCTACCTGCTCCACGGCATTAACTGCGTTCTTGGCCAAGATTTCAACAATCTTGATAGTCTTTTCTCCACCTTTTTTGACGAGGTATTCCTTGACTACCCTAACTACCACCCCTGCCAAAATGACTAGGATGCTGATTGCTCCATTAGTAATGATTTCAGTAATTTGTTGCATTTGTTATTCTCCTTTTTCGATTTCTTCCATGCGGTCGTTCATGCGAACCATTTCTTTTTGAATGTCTCCGACCGTGTGAGTGATTGTGGTTAATTCTGTAGTGGTCTTTTCTAGGTGAGTCATCAAACGCTCTTCTCGTCTATTAGAGTCGGCCTTTGATTGCTCGTGCAAATCCATAATCTTCTTCTCTCGCTTGTCCGAAGTCTTGATAAGATATCGAATGATAATAAAAAAAAGCAAGATAAACAAAATCGCCCAAGCTACCTGACTTTGAGCGATTTTTTCAGCTTCTTCAATTGGCATACAACCTCCTATTCTTTAGGTTCTACCGTTGGAACCGTCCAGTCAGGATTGCCCTCTGCATCAAATTTCATGATATAGAATTCATGATTCAACAGAACGGCTACGTTGATTGTTGCGATTGTACCACCCCACTGGTTGAATGCCCAAACGGTTTCAACATCCTTGAATTGGCGACGGCCATTTACGATCACAGGACGTTTTTGAACGTCACGATACATATAGAAGTCATCGCTTACATTCTTGCAACGAATGAACTCTCCATTTTCTTTCATGTAGCGCAAAGCGCTCGCAAGATCAAATGGTTCTGTGATTTTTGTAAGGTCTAGTAAGTTATCTGTGTTTTGAATTGTTTCTGCCATGTCTATTCTCCTTTGTCAGCTGGTTTAGTTTGTTCATCAAGCAGAGCTTCCAGCTCATCCACTCGTGCTTGAAGTCTTTGATTTTCTTCCCTTTGCTCATTCAACTGAATACTCAAGATATTACTTGTAATCATCGAATTTGTTGAAGTTGTTGACATTTCACTAATTGTCATTTGTAAGGCTTGGTTAAGCTGTTCTGTGTTCATTTTCTAAGTTCTCCAATCTGTGTGTTCGTTTTCTATTTTCAAGAGCAAGCTCCTGAATTGCTTTAAGTGCGATATTGGTCAACATGTTGTTATTCATGCTATTATTTTCTCCATTTTTTCTATTTTTTGATTTAATTCTTGAATAGCCTTGATTAAGTAAGGAACTAAAGCGGTATAGTCGATATGTAGATAGCCATCTGGATTCTCAGGATCTCGTGAGACAATTCTTGGAACGATGGTTTCAGCCTCTTGAGCTATTAGACCAATCTCCTCATGTTTCTTATTTTCGATGAAATCAAATGCAACCATTCTTAATCTGTTGATTTTATCCAAGGCTTTCACAGCTGTATCTGTGATGTTCTCTTTTAAGCGTCTGTCTGATTTTTGTTCCATCCAATACTTCAAGCTACCGCTACCGACCTGATTCCACCAAACAACCGCATTCCTTCCGCCTTTGGGATTCCAACCATCACCAAGCACATCTTTACTTCCAAGTTCGATACCATTTGAAAACACAGGAGAACGAGAAAAAGTAGTATTCCCATAGAAGTTTGCTCTCGATGAATTCGAAAAATCCACTTGATCATAAAAACCGACTTCATTCCTACAGTACATTTTCCCATCAGTATTGACGTTCCATGCTTTAGGTCCGGCATAGTTCCAATTATTTCCCCAGTTCGCCCAGAAGGCTGTCCGGACTCCATGCCCGGCACCATTCCCCATACCAACAGAGAACTGATTGACACCTGAAATCCAGCGACCGCCACCCTGGTCAAATTGACCAAGTGTGAATCCACCGATTCGGCCTTGATAGGCTTCTAGGAAGGTTGAGCTAGAAATGACGGACTCAACCTTAGTAGAGAAGATACGTTTAGATATCAGTTCGTAAATAAAAGCATCAGTTGCAGTTAATTTTCTAATAAGCGCATTGTCAACTTTCAACTTCTCAGCAGTTACCGCTTCAGCGTCTAATATCGTAGTCGTGACCGAACCAGCTTCAAAATTGGCCGTTTTGAGCTTATCAACCATGGCAGACTTGATGACTGCTCTGTCAATCAGGGTCTCTCCAGTGATGTGGGTCAATTTCCCAACAAAGCGGTTATGTCCATTGGCGCCAAGATTGATTCCAGAGATGATATCTCCAGCCGAGTTGATGTTTTGAACTGCCCATGAGCCAGTTAGTTGGCTTTGAACAGAGCGAATCGCTTCGTCCGTGTCTTCAGGAGCTTCTTTGTAGTCCGTCGCGACAGAACCTCTTTCGAGTTGAACATCTGTAACATAGAGGTTGATGGTCTTCCCTTTTTCACCAAACAACATCAAATTCAGATTCTCTACATCGTCTGATAAAGTAAACGTAAATGTGAAACGCTTATACTTCGATGTTATTTGTGGACTTGGGATATTTTGCCACTCTTGCCCAATAATGTTTTTGTTTTTGATGTAGTGCAAAGCGACTTTCAAGCCACTGTTGCTATCGCCACCATCTTTCGAAACAAGCAGAGATACACTCACTTTCTCACCTCGAACACCATCAAATGCAAAAGATTGCTGAATTCCAAAAAAATTAGCAACATCTTGAGAATCGTGATAGAAGTGTAGTCCTGGACGATTTCGATTATTAGGATTTTGAGAGTGTTGATAGTTGAAATTCAAACCAAAATTAACAGATTGATATTCAAGCCAGTTTTTCGAACCGTTCTTAAATTGACCATTTCTGATATAATTTCGACCACCTTTGGCAACCTTCCCAACCTCAACCTGAAACAGTTGATTAGTCAGAGCCATGCGAGCAACCTTATCCGCAATTCCATTTTCAGTATTGCCCAAAATCCGCTCGTAAAGTTTACTGGTTTCCTTAACACGCTGGAAGTCAGTAGTCTCTACTTTTCGCACTAGTTGATTGGTCACATTCGCAAATTGACGATCAGCATTCGCTTTGTTTGCAGAAACCTGATCAGATATTCTACCCATTTGTCGTTCAGCATTATCCTTGTTTGTAGCGACCTGAGTCTTTAAATTTGAAATCTGATTATCTGTGCCTTGTTTATTACTGTTTATCCGATTTGAAAGATTTGAAATCTGAGTAGTGGTTCCTTGCTCACTGCTTGTAAGTCTATTTGAAAGGCCACTGATTTGACCGCCTACATCTTGCTTATAAGTAGTTATCTGACTTGAAATATCCGTGAACTTACCATCTACAGATTGACGATAGCTAGCGATTTGACTAGCGATGTCTTTATTCGCACTAGTTTTAACAGCTTCAATCCTTTGATTGATACCCTTAACATCTTCTTGATAAGTAGCCTTACCAACGAAATCACGATTGACCAGCTCACGGACTGCTGTCGCTTGTCTCGTGCTCTCCTCACGAGTATAGCGCTGTAGGGCTTCCTGTCGCTGACCGTCTTTATTTACATATTCCTGAATAGCTGATAAATCGGTTCGCAAGCCCTGAGCTGTCCGCTCAAAGGTAGCCTTAGCCTCAGTGATGAGACCATCAGCGTCCTCAGGCGCAGGACTCCAGTCCGTCGCCACACTACCGATTTCAACCTTGATTCCTGTTACCCAAGCTGTACCGCTTGTAGCACCTTCAAGATTGAATCGCAATGATGTCTTCAATTGATCAAAATTTGTTTTTTCAGAGTAGTCATAAGTGAATGTAATATATTTCCAATCTGCCGAACCTTTATACATACCAAGCGTAGCATAATCTGGACCACTCTGTACTCCGGTCTCACTATTTTTTCTAAAAAGATAATGTTTGAAGCAATTAAATACATTCCAAAAATTTCGACCTTGGACTACATTTTCATACTTGACCCAAGCGCTAAAAGTAACTTTTTGATACAACCTTGAGCTGAAATCTGGTTCAATGTTGAACGTTAAAGTAGAGTTGTTCTCTAGCCTATAGCATTCTTTTTGACCTGTGACGTGGTTTTCAGGTAATTTTTCAATTACAGCTCCAACCGTCTTGGATTTTATCCATAGATTCCGTCCTCCCACCTTCATTTTTGAAAATTCTTCACGCAATTTCCCAGCTTCAGATACAACTAAAGTCTTATCTGCTTTATCCTTGGTTGCGTTCAGGATTTCCTGACGGATAGAGCCGGCTCGCACCTCAAATTCAGCCTGACTCAACTTCTGATTTAGTTTGTTCTGCGTGTCTGTCTCAAGACTCTTCACAGATTGCCGGATATTCTCAGCAGTCACGTTGAGTGCGCTGATATCCACTTTAGTTCTAAGACCTTCAGTCAGACGGCTTACACCAGCGTCGAGTGAGTTGGCTCGTTGTTTGAAGGTCGATTCAACTGTTGAAATCTGACCTTCTATATCTTCAGGAGCTTCGCTGTAATCAGTCGCTAACGTTCCTGATTCGATTTTCGGAGCGCATATTTCGATAATTCCTGCGCCAGATTGTCCAAATTGAATTGAATTTTCAATTGCATCAGCAGTAAATGTAAATGAATATTTTTGCCAATTTTTATGAGAGATGGATTTCTGAAATTTGCGATTTAAATCGGTATTATTTGCCCACGAACGAAATAGCAAGTTCACGTTTGCATTTGGGCTATCGCTAGCAATCCTTGCATAACAAGAAATCGTGTACTTTTCACCAATTCGCAATCTAACAAGTTGAGTTAAATCTTTATTTCCACCATTCGTATTTTCAATAACACGAATCATGTTTTTTATCATTTTTTTGGGAGGATCCAAAACTTCTACGCTAATCGCTCGCCCATTTCCTCCGCTTGCACTCATCCAACATCCTTTTGAACGATCGCCAATCAACAAACTCGCAGTATTACGCAAGAGGTTGATTCCTCCGACCTGCACACTCGCTATCTTACTAGAGAGCTCCTCAGCTGTCTGCGTAAGTTCTGACTTGCTGGCTTTATCCTTGGTTGCGTTCAGGATTTCCTGACGGATAGAGCCAGCTCGCACCTCAAATTCAGCCTGACTCAACTTCTGATTTAGTTTGTTCTGCGTGTCTGTCTCAAGACTCTTCACAGATTGCCGGATATTTTCAGCAGTCACGTTGAGTGCGCTGATATCCACTTTGGTTCTAAGGCCTTCAGTCAGACGATTCACACCAGCTTCGAGCGAGTTGGCTCGTTGTTTAAAGGTCGATTCAACTGTTGAAATCTGACCTTCTATATCTTCAGGAGCTTCTGAATAAGAAGTATCTACATCGCTTATTTCAAACTTCGGCATCCAAATCCAAACGGTTCCTTCCTGGTTGAAATTGAACAACCATTCATTTGTGGTCTGCTTGGATTCGTTTGTCCAACCTTTTGGAATATGGACAACATATCGTTTAATTTCTGTCGACAATGTCACATTTCCAGTTTTATATCCGATATTCCCTAATCGAGATCTTAGCATTATTCCATTTTTATTTGCCTTAGCATAAAAACTAATGGTTACATCTTGATTAGTCGTACTTCCGGGAATTACTTTCCCGAATTGACCCAGAGCTGGATAAGTAACCTTGGGATTCCCTCCATCACGGCCAGATGGATTCAGACCTATAATTTTAAGAGCGTTATATCCAAGATACTTACTTTCGCTATCGATAGCAGCCGTATATGTACTCGTTGTCCAAATTCCTGTTTTTGAAATATCCTGCTTGAATAGTGAGTTCAAGAATAGATTTCGACCGGATGCCTGCACACTCGCTATCTTACTAGAGAGCTCCTCAGCTGTCTGCGTGAGTTCTGACTTGCTGGCTTTACCATTGGCCAAGTTGGTCAGTTCTGACAGTCTACGAGTCGTCGTCTCCTCATACGTCGCTTGCGCTGACTTCACGCCAGCCAGTTCATTTTTAGTCCGGCTAAGTGCTTCAACTTGCTTGGCAATCTCAGTTTCAGCCTGTGCTTGCTTCGGTCGAATATCATTCGCGATAGTCCGTTTCAGAGCGTCCAAGTCACCCGACAGAGCCGTTTGTGCGCTCGTAGTCTGCGACTTAAACTCTTCAAGTCTAGCGACAGAATCCAGCCCAATCCGCTTGGATTCCTGAGCAAGAGAACTACTTGCGCCAGCATTTCGCAAAGCTTCCTCAGCCTTGCGCTTAGTTTCTTTCAATGGCCCGTTGTCAAAGCTATTAAAGCGCTGATTGATAGTATCAGACAGTTCTCTCTTGACTTCTTCAGCTCTGGCTTTGGCCAGTTCTACTTGATCGTTAAAGTCTTTTTTGATTTTGTCGACCTTTTGGTCAAAATCTTTATCTGCTGCTTCAATCTGCGCTTGGATTTTCGCTTCAATGTCATCTTGTTGCTTAATATGCTTGGTAATCGTACCCTCGTAAGAATACTGAGTATCGTTTCCAGCCTTACTATCTGCGCTGATACGCCCTCTCAGACCACCTTTAAAAGTAAAGCTCTGACTTAAGACAGGAACTTTAAAAGTCTCTTTCTTGTTGGTCTGAATGGTTACCCACTGCCCGACCTCAAGCAGTAAATGCCCTTGGTAGTTGAGATTATACGGATAGTAAGTTAGGTTTTTCAGTTTGTAATACAGGTCATTTAAAGCGCTCTGGGTCATGAAGACATTGTCCAGTTCCAAAGACCGGCCTGTCTTCATACCGACCGTCAGAGACTTCTTGTCCGTCTTACAAGTGATACCAGCTATCTGATACTCAATCTCACTCTTGGTCAAGCCATGCAAGAAGTAACTGTCAGCGTTGATCGTGATATTGGACTCAGTCAAATCACGGATTTCCATCTTGCCTTCTCTGTTGAAGAAACAAGACATCCCAATCATCTGAGTCATAGCGCTCAGCATATCCCTAAAGGAAAGTTTCTTGCCCTCAGGAACTTGCTCAATATGATAACGCATCGCGCTGATTCCGAAATAGTCATTCGCTAACTCAATGCCTGTTTTCAGGCAGATTTCCTGAATAACCTCTCGTACTTCAGCTGGGAAATGCAAATCCGTCACGTACTCACGATTGAGCTTAAACATACCGTCCATAAGTTCAAGTGTGGTTGTGTTGCGGTTTCGGTCAATCTCAATATCGTTGATGAAGTATTCCCCCATCTTGACCCACTGATAGGTATCCCCAACCAGTAGACCAATCTCAGGGTGTAGGATATCCAGTTTATTGAACGTGGTAATGATACTGGTAAAGGTAATCTTACCGCTACCAGCACAGGTTCCACCAGGCTTATAAGTATCGCCTTTAATATAGCCATACTCAAAACTAGCCTCTTTGATATCCCGTGAAGTATAATCACCAACACGAATAGCCAGCGTCCTTTCCTTGGCAAACATGGCTCTGTCAAATTGTCGTCTAGTTAAAGCGTCCATTTTCTTACCTCTCTACCAGATTAAATTTAGCGCCAGACCAAGGTTTAAACTTCTCAGTAAAGGTATAGCTAGGAGCTGTCCTATCACCGACATAGAAAGTCTTTGTGACTTGGCCATCCATGGGGTCTGGATAAGATACCTCAAAAAATTTAGATGATACAGCATGTAAAAGCTGACTTATTTCTCCCTGAGTCATCATACCCCATTCACAGTCTAGTTTGCGTTTGGTCGTGATACGGTCACGCACCATATCGCCATTGGCATTACGCCCTGTCTCTCCATCGATATCTTGAATACCGACTTGAAAAGATTTGGGAGGCTTCACAGCCACCCCATTGATTGTCAATTGTGCCATTTAACCTCCTAAATCTTGAGCAAGGTTTGACCTGCTCGTTCATGTTCCTTGTTGATTTCTTGGATAGCTACCCGTCCGAACTCATGGCCTGCGATTTGGATAACGATGTCGCCGTCGCCAGAGAATCCACCTTGTGGACTAACACCAGCCATGGCATTTACTACCGCACTGCTGACTACTCGTCCAAGTGTTTGGATAAATCCTGTATTTTCAAGTGGTACGACCGCCTCTTTACCAGCTTCACCAATCATGGCGATTGTTGGACTATCGACGATACCACCACGGGCAAGACGAGGGAGGCTAACTGTACTTACACTACCAACCCATCCTAGACCAGGTAAGTTTCTGACAACGCCTAAAACTCCATTAATCATTCCGATGAAGCCATTGACTACATTTTCAATCGTTCCAAGAACCGCATTGACCGCACTCTTAAACGCTCCACCTACTGCCTCTCCGACCATCTGACCAGCATTTACGAAGATACTTTTAACAGTATCCCAAACGCCTTTAAAGAAGTCGCCAATAGAACTAAAAGCATCTTTTACTGCGTTGTAAGCATTAGTGAACATCTCACCAAACCAGTTTGAAACACTGGATAACGCATTAGTCACATCTGCCCATCTCTCGCCAAACCATGAACCTAGTTTGCTAAAGATGTTTGTTAAGCCAGTCCATGCTTTTTGGAACATGTCAGTAAACCATGCCCCGATATTAGCCAACGCACTAGTCACATCTGCCCAACGTTGTCCGAACCATGAGCCGATTGGAGTGAAGATATTAACGATAGCGTCCCATGCACCTTGGAATACACCAGAGAACCACTCTCCGATGCCAGAGAATATGTTTACAATGGCGTCCCATGCTTGCTGGAATTTCTCGCCAAACCATTGACCTATCGGCTCAAAGATTTCTTGTAGTTTCGTCCATAGACCGCTGAAAAATTCGCCAATCGATTGACAAATACCACTGATAAAATCACATAGTCCTTGCCATGCAGTTTTAGCAAACTCAACAACAGTGTCCCAGTTTTGATAGAGCAAAACACCAATAGCAATCAAAGCTGCGATTGCTGCAATAATCCATGTTATTGGACTTGTCAAAACTGCTAACGCTGCATTAAAAGCCCATGTTGCAGCTGTAGCGACTCCTGTTGCAACAGAATGTGCAAATTTCGCCGCGGTTGCTAATCCCATTTTCGCTGCATGAGCAGTCCATGCTAGAGCTGATTTACCAAGTTCTAAAGCAGTTTTTCCTAGCTGTGCAATTGTTTTACCTGAATTGACCACAAAATCTTTTGCATATAAGGTGTTCAAATAGATTGTTTCACCAAAACTGACCAACTTATCAAATGTCAATGCTTTAATAGCAAGACCTAGATTCTTAATCCCTCCAACAATCAAAGAGACCTTACTACCTAACAAGCTGAATGCTCCTGCAAGTCCTCCAGCTTGTTCTGCCCATGATAAGAAATTAATCGTTTGCCAAGTTGTTATCAAAGCTACGATAGGTTCTTTGTTTTCTTTACACCAGTCAGAAAAAACGGTGAAACCATCTGCCACTAACTTAATAGCATCCGCCAATAGTCCCAAAGTGGCTAAAAGGCCACCTCCTAGTAAATCTGAAATTCCTTCAATACTAACACCGAATACTCCTGATAAAAACTCAGCAAAAGGTTGCCAGGAATTCTCCCAGAGAATCTGAATAATGTCAATTAGCCCATTAAAAGCATTAGCAATAGAGTTAATAGCAGGGACTACATGTTCATCATAAACACGACTTAAGCCATCGCCAAATTTGTTAACAGACCTTTCAATGCTCTCAAATACAGGCGCAACAGTATCTAATAAACTTTGGAAGACTGATGAAATTTTAGGAGCGCTTGTCACAACGACTTTTTCAAAACCTTTAAACAAACTTCCTGCTAATTTACTACCAACTTCAACAATGGTAGATGTCAAACTCAACAGAGTTGACACAATAGCGCTACCGATACGAACCGCACCAGTTGAGGTAATGACGTCGTAGAAAGCACTAGAAAAGTCCTGAGCTATGTTTCCTACTGCCTCGGAAAGGTTACCAACATTATCAAACAAAGCGACTAGCGCCCTGATAATGCGTTCTTTTTGCCTTCCAAGGCCATTTGCAATACTTTCGGCAAGGAAAACACCGATACCTAGCCCGATAGTGGTTATTGAGCCTGTCACTTGCCCTAAAGCATAAGCAATTTTCTCAGCCATGCGGTTAAAGGCATTCACAACCCTTGGGTCAGTGGCGATTTCTCCCATTGTCTTAGCTATTTGGTCTAAGGCAGTCTTAATGCGTTTTATACCTTCTGGTCTAAATGCTGCATCAAAACCTTTCTTGAAGAGGTCAAACAACCCTTTGAGCTTATCTCCAAGACCATCAAAAATGCTCTTGAATTTGTTGTCCATGTCGGTCAACTCGACTTCTGGCAAGATGTCTTTGAAAGGTCCGCCACCGCCTCCCTTTCCTTTACCACCTTTGCCACCGCCTCCAGAACCGCCTGCGTCGTCATCTTTTGGTTTTTGCAAGATGTTAATCTCATCAAATCCCAAAAGACCTAGCAACTCTTTAGCGGCCTTCTTAGCGTTTTTGGCGGAGTCTCCAAGATTGTCAGCAAGTCCTCCTGCTGAATCTCCAGCGTCGTCTACTGCGTCAGCAAGGTCTCCTGCTCCGCCTGCAGCATCCTTCATGGCGTTACCCATGTCTCCAACTGCTCCACCAACACCATCTTTCACTGTTGCTTTCTTGTTGAACATCAAAGCGATAAACTCAGCGAGTTTAGCAGTAACGTTCTTCAAAACCATAGCAAAAGAGTTCAAGACAGGCATAATGGCATTGATAATCGGTAACATAGAGTTACCAAGGTTCAATGCTGCGTCCTTCATCAGCGACTTAAACAGGCTGATACGACCATTTACAGAATTAGACAAGGTATTCCCATACTTAGCTGTGGCCTGTTCCAGGATAGCCATTAGGCGGATTTGTTGCTGGGTTTGGTAATCCAACTGTTGCCAGCTCTGTCCGTTTGCGAACTTCTTAAAGGCTTCAGTAGACTCAATCATAGCCACATTGACGTTGATTCCTAGGTCCTCAATTGCTTCGGTGTTCCCTAGCAAACCTGAGCGAATCCGCTCCATAACGTCTGTAATCGTGCGCCCTGAACCTTCAGCAACCACTGCCGATGTCTGCAACATCTTAGCGGTATAGGCGCTTAGCTTGTTGGTATCTTTGATAAACCCAGAAAATAAGTTTGAGTAGACCGCACCGTAGTTAGTAGCCTCACCCACCCCCATATTCATAGCGTTGGCGTTATCGTTAACCCATTTTAAGAAAGATTGCGAACTCTCTCCCATCTGTCGCTTGATTTGGTTCATAGACGCTGATACTTCAAGAGCCGTCTGCGTTGAATACATCCCAACATCAAGTAATTTCTTACCAAGGATTGCAAAACCAGCGAACTTAGCCAGCTTACCAAACGCACTACCGATTGAGTTCGACTGTTCACGAACTTTAGCAGTGGCATTTTTCACTTGGTCAGATGTTCCTTTGACCTGATTCTCAACTTCTTTCATCTTCTTCCTGAAAGGCGCTATCTCAGCGTCAATCATGACCTTCAATTCATCAAGAGTTGCCATTTATTTCCTCCTTCCTTTTTCGATTGTGTCTCTCTGCAAAATCACGCATCCGTTCCTTATGCAACAAAAGCGCTTGTCTCTGTCGTTCCTGTTCTACTGCTTGTTGTTCTTCTACAAACAACTCAGGCGCATATTCCCAGAACTCAAAGGCCTTGGCATCTTTGGATAACAATAAAGAAACGTGGTTGGATATCATCTGCGAAAGTCTGTATGAGTCAATAATCTTTTCTTTACGCTCTTGGATTTTGACACGGTTGTAGCTTTCTATCATTTCTCTGATTTCAAGTACCGTCAAATCCCAAAAATCAAGAGGCTTGCCCCCGATGTCCAAAAACATAGGATAAAGCCTCTCAATAATCTGAGTTACCGTTAAGATTACTTGACTACTGTCATTTTCCTCTTGGAAGTTTTCTTGTCCTTGCTTCCTCGTGGAGTAAAACCCGATACTTCAAAGAGTGGCATTAAAACCTCTGTCATGAATGTTGTTTGGTCTCCACCATTGTCCACGTATTCATCGTATAAATCATAGACATCCTCAAGAGAATACCCATGTTCATACTGCTGCAAGGCGCCGTGAACTAACAACAACATAACTTTCAAAGGCGGTAAAGTGAACTCTTCGCCAGCTTCAGGCATGAAAATCTTCAGCAAGTTCATGCCGATTTTTTCTTCCACAGTTGCAGCTTGATGAGATGTCAAACGTAGCTTCAACTCTTTTTCGTCAGTAACTTTCCAAGTTGTGTATTTTAACGCCATTTAATTAACCTCCAACACCGTCTGTAAATTCCAACTCTGACTGCAAGGCAATCTTAAGTGTGAACTCGATAACGGCATTGACACCGCCACCGCCAAGCTTAACAGATACTTGGCCTTCAAAATTGACCTTAGTACCGTCTGGGTATGCTTGCTCGAAGTAGAGTTTCTTCTTGTCGTCTGCTGCCTTACGCAATACACGATAAGGAGCAGTTGCGCTTGAATTATTATAAGAGAACTTGTACTCAAGTTCTCCTATGTCCCCAATACCAAACTCGTACTTCTTCACTGTATCTTCAAGAGTAGTATTTTCTACTTTTTCGAGTTCAATACCAAACTCTGGCACTTCTTTCAATCCAACAAGTTTAGTATAAGTTCCTTTAGCTTCGCCATAAGATAGCGTAATTCCATTTGCTAACATGTTTAATTCTCCATTCTAAATTGAAAAACAAGCTCTGAGTCTAAATCAACGACACCTTCAAAACGCATGACCTTATGTCTCAAATGAGACGGGTCTGGCACGTCTTGGCAGTCGGTTCTTCGCAAACCTAAAGACTCAAAAATCTGATTGATTTTAACAGCTAACTCACTAGTGCTGGTATCATCAAAGATATCCACCTTGTAGCGGATAGAGGATTTTTGTTCCTGGTCATCAAACCAATCACCCGGCTTGTTTTGTTCTTCTAAAAAAATAACGACTGGGAAAGTCTCCCAATCGCTAGGATAAGTATCAGTCACATTATCTGCGACCTTTTGCAATTCTTTATAAATAACAGGCTTGATATTAATCATTTTATTTGTTCTCTTATCTTTCTACGGACATAATTCGAAATATTCTTAGACACACGCTCTTGATTGTCTCTCAAAGCTGGATAAAGATAAGGCTGAGCAGGTTGACCATACATCTTGTAGAACTCCCCAATCTTTTGAAAGTGGTACGGTCCTACATTGATTTGGTCTTCATGCACATACCAAGGATTAGACTTGTAAGTCACGCTGACCTCTGGAGAGATACCCGAATGGTTAGCTTGTCCTATTGGTCCTGTTCCAAACTCAACGTAAGGAGCGTATTTAAGGTTGGTGTAAACTTCGCCTATAGCCTTATCTCCGTCCATTTTTGCTCTAGTTTTGATACTAATTATAAGCTCTCCATCTCTCGCTGGTGCGAGTCTTCTTGCATCAGCTTGGACAACCTTTATAGCAGCATTGTGTACAGCACGTAAGACGATATCCTCGCCAGTTTTTTTACTAGCCAATCGTCTACATTTAGCTATAAGTCTATCTGCCCCTAGTAGCCCTGACACGTTCCAACTCCAAAACTTGATGATGTGTGTAGACCTTTTTAGAGATAACCCTATGAGTCACTTCCGTCGGGCTATCGATACACACACCATCCTTCACTTTGATAGTAGCTGACTTGTTGGCATTTGCGTTCAAAATGTCGTTGACACGCTCGCCATACAGCTCAGATTGTAACTTGCTACTAGCTGGCCACAACTCAAGACGGATTGTCTCAGCTTCCTTGACATATCCTTCTTTTGCGACACCTTCCTCAGTGACAGTCTTTTCAAACCGTCGCATTGGATAAGGTTTCAGTCTACTCTGCTTCAAAAACATGGCCTGCCACCCTTGCTAGTCTATGCATACGTATACGCTGTAAAAGGCCCGTAGACAGGCCTTTTTCTCCGTAGACTACTGCTATACCACCTTCGGTTCTAGAACGCTCTCCTTCCGCTCCTGAGCGGTTGTGGAGCTCGATAGCAACCTCAGGTATCAAAAGACTTAAAGCAGGTGTCAAAGATGTGCGATTAGTCTCTGACAAGATAAGATTTGTAGCCCTTGTTTGGAGCAACATGAGAAGCTGAGTATCTTCTTCGCCTGTTAATTTCTTCAGCAACTCTATAGACATATCAATCCTCTTCTAAGAACTCAGGTTCAGGGAGGATTTTCTCAAGAACGTCTGAGATAGCGACACCATTACTGGCAATATTGTCAGCCAGCTCAGCATAGCGCTCCTCAGTAATCTCAAGTTCCCCTCCTGCCAGTCGTTTCACATTTGATTCCCAATCATAGAAATCTCGTTTGATTTTAAATTTCACTTTTTAAATCCTCCAGCACCTCTACAATTTCGGCTTTTGATAACTTATAGGCGCCAGCTATGCCAGCTTCTTTGGCTAGATTCTTCAACTCTTCTAGAGTCTTATTCTCTAAATCAGAATACTGGCTAACCTGCTCCTCTTGGATATAATGACGTCGTAGCAATAAGCTCATGCCGTCACCCCTCACCGAATTTTACAACTCGTGTAGGGTCGTAAAGGTAAACACCATAGTGTTCATCACCAGTGATAACCGTTGTCTTTTTAAGGATGTCACGGTCTGTTTCGATAGCCACATCACGTTTTAGCATGATAACAAACGCACCATATTTGTTGGCATCGTCTGTCTGAGTTTGGCTAGGAGAGACTTTGACGATAAATCCTTTACCTTCATCAACTTTTTTAGAACGGACGATTTGCACACCGGCAACTTCACCGAACGTTCCGGATACAACCATATCTGCACCAAGCTCTGAACCTTTAGTCCATTCTTTTGCTACGTCAGTTTTTAGCTTGATAGCATCTTTAGGGTTGATGATAGCAACATATCGCGCATCTTCTTCGTCCTCAAAAATCTCAAGAGCTTTATCAATTGCTGCAAGAGTTGTAGGAGTTTCTGTAATATGTTGTGTTGCAGTTTTAGCTACTGCGACCAAATCATCATCAATCTTGTTAGCAATAGCCAAACCAAGCTGATAAGTAGCTTGACCTAGTGGGTCGCCAAGACCTGACAAAAGAGCTTCATCGGTAATTTCATAACCTTTAGCAGCCTTTTTGATGGTCATAGTGGTCTTTTTAGTAGTCAATTGGTCTGGAGAAATAGCTTGACCTTCTCCAACCTCTGTCGCATCTCCTGCGTACTCCCAAGCTGGAACTGTCAAAGTGTTCCCTGGTTGTCCTTGGAGCGCTGTTTCCACATAAGCAAGCGGAGTGAATTTAATCAATTTAGGTAGTTTAGCGGAAACCATGTCCGCCATCACCTCTGGGTTAACCATAGTGGCTAGTTTAGTTTGTCCTGCTGTCATTTATTTTAACCTTTCAATTTCTTATAGAGTTCTGGGTTCTTTTGATAGAGTTCATTTCGACTCTGATAACCCATACGAGCAAATTCTTCTTTTGTGATACCGTCACTATCGACTGGCGCTTGTTTCATTGGGGCTCCGCCTTTTAGCTTTTCTTGTACGCCTTTTTGCACGGCTTGCTCCCATGATTTCTGCAATACAGCGACAGACTGCGATACCGTCTCTGCGCTTGTCAAATCAACCACGTTCACTAACTCAACAGGTAAGTCACGTTCACTTAGCATTGCTTTAGCTTCTGCGGTCAATTCCTTGCGAGCAATAGCTTTTTCACGGTCAGCTAGTTCTTGCTCACGCTGATCCAACTGATATTTCTGTTTTTCATCAGCGTTCATCTTAGCAAGCTTCTTAGCTTCGTTTTCCTTGGCTTCTTGCTCAGCTTCCCATTTAGAGCGCTCGGCAGATAGCATCTTACCGATTTCAGCACGAGTGAAAGTTCGTTCGTGCTTTTCTTCCTGCACTGTATCAACATTTTCTTGAGTGTCGACAGTCTCAGTTGATTCAGTAGATACAGTTGCATTGATTTCTTCTGACATAATTGTCCTCCAGCGATTACGTCGCCACTCGATAGTCTCGCTTTACGTCCGGCGACGGAACAGCACAGCTTTTATTGTCATCGGTACAGTTTGGACAATATAAAAACCGTACGGGATTCCATACGGTTAGATTATTTTGTATTTTCTTCAATCACTTTTTTTACAAATGCTATGATAATCAGCATCAAAAACAAAAATACCAACCACCCGAAAGCGATTGATACCCAATCCCATATAAACATATCTTACTCCTTTTAATGTCACAACCAATCAACTTCATACGATAATGAATGAATGTCGGTTAATATTTTAGGTAGTAACTCAATCGCGCTGAACGTATCCGCCCCATAAATATTTAACTCTAATTTCACTGTCGCTGATTCAATTCCGCCTGTTCCTGAAAATTCTACGTTAGTTATCCCAATTTTTGCTTTATCCATTTTCAATCCTTTCTGGGTACGAAAAAAGCACTTAGATTTCTCTAGGTGCTTAAGTAATAAATTGCATTTTTATATTTTTTAACACGCTCGTAGTCTGTATTGGTAACAGATTTCAAACGTGATAAATCTGAGTTATGTTTCAAATCTGCAAGTTTTACAACTCTTGCTAAATTATTTGATTTTACTTTCCCAAGATATTCTTGATAACTTTGACCTTTTTTCTTTGTCAAAATTTGTACCGCTGTAACAACTTCATTTGACAAGCCAGACGCGAATAAATCGGCAGCAGTTATATCGCTATCCTCAATCACATCATGTAAAAGAGCGACAGCTTTTTCTTGTTCAGTGTTGACTTGACTGGCCACATAGAGAGGATGCTGTATGTAATCAACACCCGCTTTATCTACCTGCCCTGCATGTGCTTTTTTAGCGATAGCCAAGGCAATATCAATCATGCCGCTACCATCCTGTCAATATAAGTAAATGCATCATTTTCTGAAATTTCTTCAAAATCCGTAAAGTCATTAAAAAAGATTTTATTAAACCAATCCATGCTATTAACCCACTTTTTTTCAATGTCAAAAACTTGCATGACACCATCAATCAAACGAAGTACTTGAGCATTGTTCGTCGTTGTGCGGTAGTATTTAATATCTTTCATATCACTTCACCCTCTCTATATTTTTAGGAATCTCAAGCCCATTGCTTAAATCAAGCATTTCCTTAAATAATTTCATGCGTTCTAGATCAGATGTATTCGTATCACGATACTTCTCATAGAGTTCATGTAATGAACCATTTTTTAAGTCGAAACTTTCCTGAGTATGATACTGCATTTCAAAGTTGATACCATCTTTTTCAACGACTGTATTCACACCTTTGTATGGTCCATCTACTAGCCAAGTGTTTTTTACTTTTACAATTTTATAACCTTCTGCGATAAGCTTCTGTTTCATCTTCAAATACTCTTCTGTAAAAGTATCGGAATCGAAAATAGTTGTGTACCTTAAGGCGTCATTAATCTTACTCACGGCTTTTGACAAACTTATATTTTCAACTAGGCTATCTGCAATAATTTTACGTGATAATGACTCAACTGTTTTCTTCCTAAATTCAAGACCTGCCAATTTGTTTTCTCCTGCGATACGTTGCATATCACTTGTAATTTTTGGCTCAACTCCTGAAATTTTGGACAATAGTTGTTCGCTATAAAATTTCGCCTTGGCTTCTCTTGTATCTTGATTATACACCTTTTCCCCGTCTTTCGCAACATACTTGCTATACCACTCTTTATAAGTCATATCGGCAGGCACGTACTCAACTTTACCTGTCTCTGGATTCCTTGCTCTGCGCTTCAACTTGCTGTAGTCTGCGTCCTCATCGTATCCGACAGTAGTAGACCTACACCAAGGGTGCATAGGCGGACAATTGACACCAGGGACAGCCTTATCCCTATCATAGACCTGATTGTCATGCTCCTGACAAATCCGTGATGTACGCTTGTCTAAGACGGCCACAAAGATATACTTTTCTATGTCTGCTTCTTCATAGCTGAGTAGTTCCATTTGGTTATGAAAAAAGGCTGATTCTGTCCGAACCAAACGTCTTGCATCGTTCTGACCTACATTGAACCTCTCAGCAATTGCTTGTGCAGTTTCTCGTGTATCTCGGCCTGTCATAAGGCTTATGAGTAATTCATCTTTTATGCTTGATGTAAGCTTCCCTGTATTCTTCCAGATGTTTGTTGAGTACGTACTTCCATCTCCTACCCAACTAAAAGACTGTAGATGTTTAATCTCGCTCTCAGGAAGCCCAGAAAAGCCGTATGCTAGTCCTGTCTGCTGCTGCAGGTCAAAGGTAGCCTTGTAGTAACTATCCTTCATCAAGTCGCTATAAAAGGCGTCTGAGCCTGTCTTTTCTGAATGATAGATAGATTCACGCATACGGTCTAAATCATCACTCAAACGTTCTAGACGCTTCATACGGAAAGAATAAGCCGGACTATCTAAGTCAGCCAGTAGTCTTTGGATATTTGGATCATTCGGTCTCGCTTCAAGTACTTTACGAAGTTCATTCAGATTTTTCTTGTCTTTCATGTTCTTCAAGACTTGTCTAGCTTCTACCTGACTTAGACCATAATCACGTTGGAACTTATCAAAAATCTTATTGACTTCCTTATCCAAGTAAGTCTTGGCTTCCTGATAGACCTTATCGAACTGATCTGCCTGCTTTTCGGCCTTGTCCATCTGCTGGTAAATCAGATTGGCTTTCCTCTTCGCCCAATACTCCTGATTCTTCATCCTCTACCTCGTCTTCGGGTTTCGTGTTGTCTTGGTTAAACATCGGCATGTCTTCCATGTTCTTCTTTTTCTCTTCTTCCAAGGCTTCTAGCTCAGCATCAGGGTCTTCCACAAACGGCAAGAGAGAAATAAGCTGTCTATTCGTCACTTTACCTTCAAGGTTGTTCACGATCTGAGAGATTTCTAACAAGTTCTTAGGCAAACCACGACTGAATTGTGGAACGATTGAATGAGACTCTAAAGCAATCTGCTTCATGCCTAAGTAATGAGCAAAAATCGCAATACGCTGACGCAATCCTCGCTTATAGTTCGCTTCCTTGGTCTTAGTAATCATCTCAAGGCCCATCAGCTTAAATTCCATGGCTACGCCTGATGTATTCCCTGCGAAATTCTCATCAGTCAAATTAGGCACATGGCTAAATGTGTAGATGTCCTCTTTAAGAGCTGTACGCAAGATTTCAGTAGCACTTTCGTCCAGCGTATTCTTCAAGAACTCAGCCCTTGCACTATCGCCCGGCAATTCCAAAAGACCTTCTTCAGAAAGAATCTTCATTGCTACCTTAGCGTCTTCTGGAGTGTCTGCTAACTGCGTGCCATACAAGACAAGGATAGACTCTACAGCCTGTTCCTTATCATTGACACGATTCCCCATCAAGGAATTATAAGCGTCTATCAAGCTAATTTGTTGCTCATAGTCACCAATTGCAAAGTGATTGTTGCGATATTCGATAATTGGGATTTGCCCAAGGTTGTGAGGGGTTACCTGCTCATTCTGAGTTGTTCCTGAATCTGTACTTCTCAGCACCATGTGATAGTGCAGATTTTCGGTAAAGACCTCAGCCTGGTACTTGGTAGTGTCTTTCGTATCGTCTTTTACTTCATAGTAATAGACCGCAAACAAAGGCTTCCGCTCAATACTATCATCGTAGACCATGAAAGTATTCTCCGGATCAATACTAGTTGAATCCAACTCAGCCATACCCTCTTTAGCATAGATGTACTCGTAAGCACGACCATAGATAGCCATGTTCAAAGCATTCTGAGCATCTACTTGGTCAATCTCAGCACCATCAAAGGCTGTAAGTAGTTCATCGATATCACCGTCAGCAGTATTGTTATACTTGATAGGATTGCCCATAAAATAGCCCGTAGCCGTGTCTGCGATATCCTTGGCATGATTGGCTACCGTCTTGTAATTAGGTGCGTTCACGTTGCGTCTCGTGTGTTCTAAGATAGCATGCTCACCCAAATAGTAGCTTTTAAGCTTCTTCAAATGCGAGCCTTCAGTGCTATGTATCGTTATCAATTTGTAAATCAGGTCTTTCTTCAAAGAACCCTCATCATATCCATCCCGTGGATAGGTTAAATATTGGTACATGTCTTTCCTCTCTATAGACCATAATCAGAACGTCTGCGGACGGTTGCTTTCCCACCTTCGATACATTGAAGGCTGTAACGCAAAGCGTCCATCAAGTGGTTGTTTTTATCCTCTGGTTTATTCAACCAGTTGCCTTCTTTATCTCGCTGGTAGCAGTAACTATAAAATTCATCCATGATGTTTTTACAATCTGGATGCACATAAATAGCGTATCCTTGCAATTTGGATACGCCTGCCATAATACTATCCTTACCTTTCCGACTCTCTTTTATTCTAGATATGCCATGTTCTGACCTGAGCTCTTCAATCAGCCGTGACTCTGCGCTATCAGCAATGATTTGTGAGCGATGATAACCTTTGTCCTTTATCATCTTCGCAACTTCTTTGGTTATCAATCCGACTTTATACGCCTCATCAAAGACATAAATCTCTTTCGTCGTGTCATTTATCAACGAACAACACAAAGCGGTTGGATCGTGAGTAAAACCAAAGTCAAGACCGATACATAACTTATTAGCTGAATCTCGTAGCAATTCATCTTTATCGAAATCCTTGACGGTCACGTTCTCATAGATTAAACCTTCAGCAACTCCCCATTCACCATCACAAACGATTCTAGCACGTCTGGGGTTCGTATGATACAAATCCTCATAGCGTTTGATATCGACTCCATCAAGCCACTCATTGCATTTATAAGTGGTTGTAGTAGCGAATGTGTCAGCCCGTCTCGTCTCTTCATCGAAGAATACACGCTTGAGCCAATGCCTCTCATTCCACGGGTTAAATGTGACTGTGATTTGTTTAAAGAAATCAGGTACATCTAAGCTACCACGGATAGACTCAACAACCGTGCTGAACTTGTCTTCAGTCTCGATTTGGTACGCTTCCTCGAACCATGCCCAACAAAGACTACCGATATCGACTGTAATAGATGTAATTTTGAGTTCATCATCCAAACCACGGAATAGGATTTTTTGACCAGTCGCTTTTATGGTTATTTCAGGCAAAGATTCATTGAATTTAAACAAATGAGTCACCCCCAACACATTACACGCCCATTTAAAATCCGTATAAGTTGATTGCTTATTTGTATTCGAATACCTACGAATAACAAGCAAGTTGGCCCAGGAATATTTCAAAAGACGGACAACATAGTTTAAAGCGGTTGTCTTGGACTTCTTCGAACCACGGGAACCTTTTACAACACGATAAAGATTTCTTGAGCGCCAGAACTGTCCGTATCCAACTCCTACTGTCTTAGGTAAGTCAACGACAATATCGTTTTGCTTAATCTGGTATGTCTGACTCATTTGCAAACACCACCGTTCCAGAAACATCCGCCTCTACCTTATCCGTCCAAAGCCTATGCCGTTTACCAAGAAGTTCAGCCGCCTTGATTCTATCTTTAGCTCCTACATCTATATCCGTAATCGTCTGCCCTAGTTCTCCAATGCTTATCAAGGTCTGTTCTTGCATCTCTCCTCGCATGACTGAAGTTAGATAACCTAAGACCTCTTGCTGATCCGCAATCTTTTCAGAATCAAGCTGTTTCAGTCGTTCATCTATATAGCTTTTAATCTTAGGATTCTTTAGTAACTTATGTCCTTCAACGCCTGCCACTCTATCACTAGAAACACGATAACCTGCTTTCTTATAGGCTTCCGTCGCATTACCTGAGATGATGTACTCATCTGCAAATCTCTTTTGTTTTATTCTCAATCCACTCAATTTTCCATCACCACCTTTCAAACAATCAAAAAAGCCACACGATGTGCGACCTTCTTGCAAGGCGACTACTACCTTGCGTGCGTATTAAATTTTGACTTCTTTTTTATTTTTTGTAGTCTTTAAAACCTCTGAGGGAATCAAACCCTCTAGCTTATAACTTATCCGGAATATAATTAGCTACGCAATCATGCGAGGTCCAGTCGCTTCCGCAACCATTTTTAAGTTAATGAGTGATAGGAGTTAATGAGTGATATGTGAATCCCCACCCAGAAGATTTAACTCATTCTGGGACACAAACACTCAAAGGAGAGGGGAGGACTTGAACCTCCAAGGCCATTACAGCCCCCTGACATTACAGGTAACCATCTACCAATTCTGAGACCTCTCTTTTCAATTCTTGATACTACCATTCTAACAGATTTTTAGAACCGTGCTGTTCCAAAAAGTCCCATAAGCTCACTATGAGGTTAGATAACTTCTTCCAAAGCTAAGACCGCCTCATTTTTTAACCTGTAGTAGGTTGTACGACTCATATTCAAATCATAACAAACGCTATCAGCGGTGCCTTTGTTGATGTAAGTCATTCTTAATACTGCCCTGTACTTTGGATTTTTAAGCCTATTGATCATTCTACCTAATTCAAGTTTTCTGTTAATGACCTCTTTAGTATCCTGCTCTATAGCCTCTTTCATCACTACCAACTGAGTATAGACATCATCAACTTTTCTAGTCTGTCCACCTTGGACTTTAACCTCGGACCATTTAGGGCTTGAGAGCAAACCTGCCTCAAGCTCGTTAATTTCGTCTATACGGCTTTGGATGTCCATGTCCAGATCCTGCAACTCTTTCAAGAGCTCTTTAGCCTTGTTCACTCTCTGTCTCCTTTGTGATATAATAGTCTTTGCGAGAACTATTAGCTGAGGCAGAGAGTGTCTTGGCTTTTTTTAATGCTTAAATTCGTTGACCAGGTCCCGGATAAAGAACTTCCAATCAGATTCTCTAAACGTCAAGAAACGATCTGTAGTAAAATTTCTAAGTCTTTTATAGAAAAGCATCTTTAGTTGGATTGACTCACCAACACTCAGTAAAATACCGGGGAAGCGATGTACTGAATGCACTCTATTTCCGTATCCAGAAATATCTAAATGTATTAACGTTTCTGGATATATGCGCCCCATACTAGCTTCAACTCCGAACTCAACCTTAACTTCTTCTACAATTGGAACTTCGTCAAAAATTGGTCGTGCAGAAAATATTGGCGACGGCGTTTCTTGTTTTTTTCTTCTTCCTGAATATGGATATTTACAAGGTCTCATTTGCGTCCTCCAAACTCCTTATTTTCATAGATGTTGCCGATGATTTCATTTTCTTCAATTTCAGTCCATAAACATACTGCGTCACTGCCCGTATCAATTACCCAAGAACCCTCAAGCTGCTTAACAATCCCTATAAATTCCTTGTCATACTCATAGAAACCGCCAATTTCGTCAGCTCTACCCAAAAATCTAGTAGTTCGTACAATATCGCCTTCAAAGATTTCCTTGCCGTTCTTGTCTTTGAGTCCTGTTGATTGCATGAGTTCGATTTCGTCAAAATCATAACAATAGATATCTCTATCGTCTGGTAAACCATTCTCAAAATAAATTTGTTGTGTCACTATTTCTTCGTTTTCGTAGTCAATAGCAAGAATGTCATCTGAAAAAAACATACGTTTTTCTGTTTTTATCCACGCTCTATATCTTGGTGTCATGTTAAATCCTCCTAAGCATTAACAACTGGAAAATGAATATCACCAATCACTAAAGAGCATACGCTGTAATAATAGCCGTTATGCTCTGCTTCACAATTGGCAATAGCTACAGGGTTCTGATTATGGAAGATAGTTACTTTGTTTTTATAACCAGTTCCCCAATGGTCGGGGATTTCTTCCGGTTCTCCAATTTCAATATTAGTAATCACAGCGTCAAGTGATACATCTTGGAACTCCCCACCTGCTGAGGCACAGCAATCACTTTCAGACATTTCAATAGTGACCTTTGTGCCGTCTTCAAGCAGCAAAAAGTCCTTATCCCATTTCACAATACGCTTAAAGAGCAACAATTCTTTAAGCTCTTCCAACGACCCGTACCTTGCATTTTTCCAATCAGGCTCATAATAGTCTGGTAGTTTAATAGTTTCTGTCATAGTAACACCTCATCCCCAACTTTCACTTTATCGTACACGTCCTTCGTAACCACGAACACACCATAGTCACGTATCGTTAGCGTATATAGCTTGCCATGCCGTCCTTTCTCGACGACTTTACCGAATATCTCAGCACCTGCGTTATCAGCCTTATAGATAACCATAGGCTTCTTCTCTTCTAAATCTCGAATCCTGTCCATCTGCCAGATATTCAATCCAGCAGATAGCAGAATCCAGATAGCTATGAATCGTTTCAATTTATGACCTCCTCCTTCAATTTAAGCTCAATCTCTAAGTAAAAGCTTTGATCAGGTATCTCCAGTATCGCTGTAGTGGTTTTACCATCAGAACCAACGATAATTTCTCCGATTGCCAAAACTAAGTCTCCAATTGTGCTATTTAGCGTAAGGCTCATCACTCCACCTCCTCAATCTCAATCCCTGGACAATCAAACACCCAGCCGAACTTTGCGTCTTCTAGTTCTTTACGGGTGTGGGAATATATAACATCGTCTAAACTAAAGCTTTTTGTAAAGAAATACCTTTTAAAAAGTTCTCCATAAACCAACATATTTTCTTTAATATTCCCTTTAATCTTAACAAAATACCGCTTCTCTTTTTCAACCTCGTAGCCGTCAAGCCAAGCAAGACAGAATTTTTCGATGTTATTTTCGTAAAACCAATCAGGAACTTTCTTATCATAATGATCTTCAATTACTCTCATTGCACCGTAAACATGAAAATTGTTTTTCTTTTTAAATTCTATATATTCCGCCACACACTGCGGAACTATGACTTTTTCACGTTCAACCATACCCTCAATTTTACCTTGCTCGTAGCCCTCTCGCCATTTTGCACGGCTAAAATCCTGTTCAAATTCGCTCATGATAGCCTTTAACCAAACCTCTCTATCATGCAATGGCAATTCTCGCAATCGTGCTAGTATGTTCTTTACGTAGCGTGGAGCTTCATCTGCGTGACCTATTTCGGATTCGTCTAGTTGTTCAAAGATTTCTTTTACATCCTTCCACCAAACTACATAACCTTGAAAATTCCCAGTTATTGTTCTTCGTTCCTCTAATTTTTTAATCAATTCCTGCTTATTCATCTTAGTTTCCTCTATAAATCAAATAAACTGCAATAACTACCTGAGCCATGCTTGGCGAATAACCAACCCAATCATCAAACTCCTTAGATTTTGGCAACCAATCCTTAGTAGCTCCCAAATCATAGTCTGTAGGTTTTTCATCAGCGAAGATGCATTCCATCGCTCCCATAAACGTCATACCATCTTCTGCCATTTCCCAAAAATAGTCCGCCCGGTCTTTCACCGCTTGTGGTAAATCTTGCTTGGGAGGTTGCGGCTTCCCGTCTTCTACCGTCCAGTTGTATACTTCATTAACTTTTTGCTTTAACTCTTCCATCATCTTCCAACTTCTTCACTTTCCGTCTTAATTCTCATTATCTTCCTCCTCAATTTTAATAACGGCCCTACCGTTTGGGTGTCGTCTTTGGTGTGATGTGTAAGTGTAATACTTTAACATCCTTTCAGTAATTCCTGTCTCGCTACTGATCTGCGCTAATGTTCCAAGCGTAACAAACACATCACCTTGATATAATGCGTAGTCAGCCATCTGCTCCTCATTTCTTCAAATACTCAGGGATTTCATGACCTCAATCTCAACCTCTATCCGTGGATTTAGACTGTAGAACTTGCCTACATCATGTAGCGCTATCTGACCGTCGTCCTGGAAGACGATCCCTGACATGCTGTCATATAGCGCTTTTTCGTAGTTATCTATGTCAGGCTTTTTGCCTACTGGTATAATTTCATCCAGGAGGGCCTGTTGGTTCTTCTTGACTTTAGAAATGTACTGAGGAGGTTTGATATAAAATCTAAGCCGTGCCCTCAAAGCTCCCTCAAGGATAGGCTGACCCATGTACTGATTAGCAATGAGCAGCTGGCAATGATTGCGCCATGTTTTCATATCCTTGTCTTCGTAAGTTGTGGTAAAACTCCCACGTCTTGCAAACCTTGGCCGTGATTGAGGTTTAGGCTCAATGTTCAGGGTCAATTTCATTCAAGAGCCCCCTTAAATCCTGCCATCTCAAAGAGATTTTCTCTGTTTTCGTTTACGAACTCAAAGAATTTTTTAACCTCTTGTAGCGTCTTGATGTTGCTCTTGACTCGTGTTAATGAGGTGAAAAATACATCATTTTTGGGAATTGCCTTAACTTTGCACTTGTAGACCGGTTCAAAAAGGTCACCATTGTCATCTAGTGTAGGAGCCGTGTCTTTGTTATCAAAGCTAATGCTCATATCATAGTTTAGAGTCGTAACGACCTCTATTTTTTGTTTCTCAATGATGATAGCAATACGTTCTGTCACATTGATTTTACTTGCCATGTTCTTTCTCCTGTTAAAAAAGTGTCGTTTGCAAAGGGTACATATCTTCAAACGGTACTCCAAGTCTTAGACAGTCTTGTTTGATGTCCATTGTAGAAATCACATACTTGACGCCATTGTTTTTCTTGTCGTAATGTGGAAAAGTGTACCCGTCATTTTCAATTTTGGTTTTAATGTCCGTTTTGGTTTCAGGTTTCCAATCCACCCAATCCGTCCACTCCATTCTTGTCCTCCTCAAACTTTACAAACGTTAGCCAGTGTGTGGTGCCTCTTTGCTGACCAAATAAGGGCTTGAATGGTATCACCTCTAGTAATTTCTTTACATTTATCTGACGGTCAGACCATTTAAAGACTAGTGTGCCGCCAACTTTTAGAACTCTCAGACATTCTTCAAAACCCTTGGCCAAATCTTCCGACCAGGTAACTTTGTCCAGCTGTCCATACTGAGCTTTCATTATCGAATTAGGTCCAGCCCATTTTAGATGTGGTGGATCAAACACAACTAGATTAAATGTGTTGTCTTCAAAAGGCATGTCACGAAAATCACCGATAATATCAGGGTCTACATTGACCTTTTTGTCATGTATCTCAAATGTTTCTTGCCTAATGTCCATAAAAATTGTGTGACTTTCGTTTTTATCAAACCAAAACATACGACTGCCACAGCAAGCGTCAAGAATTTTAATTTTTGACATATATACCTCCTAAAACGGCAAACCGTCATTTGGGAGGTCAAAGGGGTTAGGATCGGTAAAAGGTGAGCTATTCCCATTTTGGAAACTGTTGCCTTGTCCGTGCTGACTGTTGCGACTCTCTAGCAGAGCTACACTCTCAGCGATTACTTCAGTCACATATCGACGCTGACCGTCTTTCTCGTAAGACCTAACTTGTAAGCGCCCTGTGAGGCCAATAAGTGAGCCCTTGCTGCAATACTGAGCAATGATGTCAGCTGTACCTCTCCAAGCTTGAAAATTGATAAAATCAGCCTCACGCTCTCCATTTTCGTTTTTGAAATTGCGATTGACTGCAAGCGTGCCCTGTAAACTAGATACATTATTAGGCGTTTTTCGTAGATCAGGAGGCGCTACAAGCCTCCCAACCAGTGTGACGTTATTGATCATCTGATTTGTCCCCCTCTAGTGCTACGCTCTCCCAAGAGATACCCTAAAAACATCCATAGGATAGCCATCCCAATCTCTTTGATAAAATCATTCATTATTTCTCTCCTTTGCATTCATAACATACATTTTGACCTACATCTTTTCCCTTGATTATTGATAAGCTACCACATTTCTCACAGCTGATTATGAAACCTAAACCATTTGAATTAATACTGCTTATATTGTTCTCTGAGGGAACTTTGTAAATAATCAATGCGGATGTATGCCAATATTCAGCACTGACTCCACTGTCAGCGACAGCAGACACATTTGATTGAAATTTGATGTCAATCAACTTAATGCCTGGATTTTCGGCAAGCCAGCTATTTATTTGGTCGTCAATCGCCTCATGATGTGGATAATCACATGAAAAAAATACGGTTTTAATCATATTCCCCTCCTGGATTGTGCCACCAGATCATCAGGTCTTCCTGATTATCTCTGATGTACTGCTCAAATTTTTCAAAGTGGACGATAGCATGTTTTAAGCGTTGCATACCCTCTCCAGATTTTGAGCAAAAGCTGAAAACTTTAAAGACAGGCTCAATCATGTCAATAATTTCTACGACTTGGCCATTGAGGTTCCAGACGCTATCCTCTCCCACCTTAAAATCTAGGATAAACTCATCCCCTAGGTTGTGGATAACCTGCAATTTCTTGCCGTCCGAGTAGATGGCTACGCTGTCAGATATTTTTCTGATGTCCATGGTTACCTCCCCATTGACTCTGGAGAAATATCCAAGATTTTTCTATCTCCAATTTCCTTTTTTTCGCCATACAGAGTCGCTAATAGGTCCTCTATTTTTCCTATTAACTCATCAGGCACCCCATATTCAGCCAATTCTTCTGAAATTTTTTCAATTTCTGTCATACTTACCACCCACATTGTTCATTTAGTTCAGCCTGAGTTAATGGCTCGATACGTTGATAACCCCTGACTTGATAGTTCTTTTTAAAATCAAATCCGAGTTGACTTAGACCAGCCTTGAAACGGTCTTTTTCGGCTGTGTCTACAAAATACACCTCTAAAGTCATTTTTTGGGCATATCGTTTTAGGTCATTTTCAGCCCCTCTAAGAGCGTTAGGTTCATTTTGGAGGATTTGTCCACCGTCCAAGATTTTGCCCGTTTCTGGGTCAAAATTTGGGGTTTCCGTTGATTTTGGAGCCTGTTCTTGCTGTTTGGTTTGTTGGGCTGCTAAAAGTTCCTGACTTTCTCGCTCTGCTCGTTCTTGAGCCTGTCTGATTTCTTCCTTTTGCTTTTCAAACTCATAATCAGCTTTGATTTGTCCAAAGACTTCAGCAAGAGTCAAGTCTTTCAGCTGTCTAATGTAAGGTGAGTCAGTCATGCCATACTCAGCACATAACCCTGAAATAGCTGACTTGGCTTTTTCAAATTCTTGTTGTTTCTGAAATTCAAATGTGACCATGTCATCAAGTGACTTCATAGTGGCTTTTTTAAGCGTCACGCCATCTGCCATAAAATCGCTAGCTTTGACATACTCAAGGACCTTTTCATCAAAGAGACGAGGATCCAGCATGTACTCAGCTGATTTGTTGGCTAGGTAGCCTTTGACTGTGTCAATTCGGACAGCCTTTTGATGTTCTTCAAACTCTTTGACATCACCAGCAATTTTGGTAATGATGTCTTTTAGAGGCTGGATGGCATTCTTGACATACTTGTCAAATTCATCAGCTGGTTCAGATAAGACTTTCTTATTCCTGATCCGTTCATCAGAAACCTGCTTGTCTAATTTTCGTAGATCGGCAAGTGTCTGCTTGTCATCCTTGATAGTTGCAGCCGTAACCGTGTAATTTTGATACTTTGCTACAACCTCATTGATATTCTGCTCAAATTTCTCACGGTCAATGATTTCAACCTGTGCTTGTGTTACTTTTACCTGTAATTCTTGCATGTTGTCCTCCTAATATTCAAGTTCACCGTCTAGCAACTCGCCCTGGATTGGATCCTCATTTTGAGTAGGTTCAGGATCTGCATGATTTGCCTCTTGCTCTTTGTTGAATTGATCAATCTGAGCCATCTTGCGTGCTACGACATCCTCACGGCTCTCTTGAGGTGTGACGTCTTTGATTGCGTCAAATGTATCTCCACCATCGATGTCTGTATACATGTTCCCAAGTTCGTCAGGGAAAGCCTCTCTAAGAGTCTGCACTAGAGCTGTTTTTCTGATCATAGTGGCTGGCATTGATTTCCAAGTGCTCCGTGGATTGCCATTTCTGTCTGTTTTGACATACTCATTAAAGTCAACTGTGACCTTATATCTGTGTGAACGGTCTTTACGATAGACAACGGCCCAACCACCTATTAGAATGTCCTCAGGTAATTTAAGAGAGCCCTCAATCTCTATCATTTCTCCATTTCTCATGACAGTAATTCCAGCCTCAAAACCATCATATCCCTCACAACGTTCAGCACGTTTCATAAATGCCTCTTTTGAGACAATCAAGCTGAACTCTGTGCCGCTATTGTTTTGATAGGCTACAATGTAGACCTCGTTAGCAAATGGGTTAAGATTGCGACCTTTACACAAGGCTAGAGCCTGACCTACTTGTTTTTCAGTCAGTAGGTTTTGTGGGTCAAAATACTTTTTGATGTCTGCCCCAGTCAATAAACTTGGATCAGTAGTGATGTCACGTTTTATCTGTGTTGCTAATTGATTATTAGTCATCTTGTTTTCTCCTATGTGTTCATGTCAATTCTGCGTCTAGACTTACTATTTAAGTCATCTAATTCATTTTTGTAATCTTGAATAAGTTGCAAATTCCGGTCAATGAAGCGTTCTACAACTTGACCTAGAAGTTCTTGTGTTGTCACGCCTCTCAATTCAGCAAGAAGTCTGATATATTCTTTTTGTTTTTCAGAGATCTCTGCTCTTATGAACGACTTTCCTTTATTGGTCATCTGCGTCATTTTTTTCTCCTTTAGGCTAGCAATCTCCTACATAGATCCATTGACCAGCGCTGAAAATCCAATCAGCTGGGTCAAGTTCTTCTCGTTCTTCAGGCGGTTGCATTATATCTCTGTCATAATTAAACATGAGCATACACCTTCCCAAGCTCCAGAACTCGTTTCACATATCTAGCCTTGGATGTTAGCCCAAGATCCAGCAATTCGTTTTTTTCTTCATGATTGGCCAAAAGCCAGACACGGTTTTCAATTTCAATCTTTGTCATCTTCCTGCTCCACCTCTTCAATTTTCACTTCGCTATTTAGACGTTTCATGGCTTCATCTACCGACTTGCCGCCCAGGACGTCCTTGAGCATGTGGCTTACATCGTGCATTGTTTGAGCCTTCGCCTTGCTTCTTTCATCCTCTGGCATCAATCCGACATCTTGTAGAGCCAGAAAGGCTAAACTGACATCGTGCATTTCTTTCTGAAGCTGTTTGATTTTTTTGATTGTTTTTAGTGCTTTAAACATATTGTTCTCCCATCTGTTCTTTTTCTTTGTAGATTGCCAATTGTTGTTTCAGATCATAGATTTCTTGCTCACACATAAAGCGACGTTTGCGCTCTTCGAGAAGGTCCTCATTAAGCTCTACCGCTACTACTCTCCAATCAAGGCTCACTTCCTTGATGATTCCCTCGAGTCTGAGTTTTAACTTAGTAAGTGATTTCATTAAGCTACATCCTCCTTGTTAGATCGCTTGTTCATACCTAGAATGATGTCATAGTACGAATGACCAGCAGGGATGACATAGCCTGTCAAGTCTTCAATGACCGAACCATCTGCCATTATGTTTACAATTCTTGGTTTCCATTGCTCTTTTTTTCTCTTCATGTTATAATTTCCTTGAATAATTTTGTTGAGCGCCTGATTGCCGTCAGGTGCTTTTTTATTTTATGTCGTATAGACACTTCCATTCGTCGCATAATACGTCAGCTCATTCATCTTATTAGTGAACCGTTCGTCTGTCGTAATCAGCAACCTCTCTTTAAGCAGGGTTGATAGTCCGTAAAATTGGCTTTCAAACTGTTCAATAGCCTGCTTGCGTTCCTCAGTAGTCAGTTGCTGACAAGGAGCGTCTCGAAGCTGTGTCTTTGCTGAACTTAAAAGCATTCGTCTTCATATTTCCTTTCGTTATTCTGTCAACGAGACTCTGCTCGTAAAGTTCTTTGAGGTGCTTACCTTCAAAATTAGTTGTGATAATTGTATTCGTCCTGTTTTCAAGTATTTGATACAGGACTTTCTGCATCCAGTTATTGCCTTGTCTGATTTCGTTCCCAACACTCGACTCTTTGCCTAGGTCGTCCAAAATCAAGAAGTCAACGTTTTGCAGGAATTTCACGACTGAGCGTTGTTCCCACTTAGAGTCCTTGTATTGAAAAGCCTCTTGCATTCGAGAAAACAGCTCCATGGATGGCATATAGACTACCGATTTCCGAACTTGGAGCATTTGAAAGCTCTCGTTTAAGGTTTTAGCTATCCCGACGGCCAGATGGCTCTTGCCAACTCCAGGCGGTCCAGAGATAATCGTATTCCCTTCGTAGCGCTCTTTCACATAGTCAGCCGTGACTCGCTTAGCGAAATTGACTGCTTTAGCGTCCTGATTTGTATGGATTTCAAAATTTCCAACAGTCGCATTTTTCAAATCGTTTGGGATGATGCTCTCTTTCATAAAGAGAGAATATGATCTCGTATCTCTGATTTGAGCTTCAGCAATAGCTAACTGTTCGCTTGCGTTCTGGTTGATAGTCTCTTGAACACATTCAGGACAATAGGTCAGCGTGTTGCGAGTGCAAGGGTTGATAGACCGCCACATGTATACACCTTCGTGTTTTGGACATTGCTGTTTCAAAGTCTCAACCTGCAAGGCTCTTTCTTGCAACTCTTTGCTTGATACTACTTGCATGCGCACCCCCTAAAATCCAAGCCGTGGATCAAATCCATCATCGGATAATCTCAAGCGACCGTTCGACTTATTGTTTGACCGAGTAGGCTTCTGCCTGTTCTCTACCAGTTCAACAGTCGTTAAACCTTTCTGTTTCCAGTCTCTCAATATACTTTCAAGATATTTAAAGTAAGGCTTACCATTGCCCACACATTCCTTGATGGCTAACTTGATAACCTCTTTACTATGGTCTTGTAAGAAGTATTTCAAGTCCTCAATTTCAAATGGTGTCGGGTATCGTCCGAATTCTGAAAAAATCCAATCATGAACAATTCCTAAGTCGTTTTCTGCGGGGGCGTCCTCTATACTATATAGATTATTAGCACCCACCCCCTCTGGTTCAATCAGGTTGGTTATATAAGGGTGGTTATTATCAGGTTGGTTAGACTTAATATTTTTAAGTTCTTGAACTAAAATTTCTTTAGTTCCCCCCTTAATATTTTTAAGTTCTTGAACTAAAATTTCTTTAGTTCTGATTTTCTGAGGATATAGC